GTTGTTGTGCAAATCCTCTACCAAACATTGCCTCAAATATATCATTCACACTGCCTGGACCAGCGTTCATTGACTGTGTGTTCATTCTAACTTGAGGATTATCGTACTGTTGTCTTTTTTCTGGATTTTTTAATGTTTCGTATGCTTCATTAATTTGTGCAAATTTTCCACTGTCGCCGCCGTGGTCAGGATGATTTGCCATAGCCGACTTGCGGTATGCTTTTTTAATCTCATCCTGACTTGCTTGTTTGCTAACGCCTAATATACTGTAATAGTCCATACTATTACTTACTATTTGTGTTATTTAGATTTGTCAGTTCCGGTATATAATCCAAACCATGCTGCGCCAGCGCCAACTACAATACTAATCAACCCGCTTTGTTCCATACTTGGATCTGGTAAATTCATATACCAAATGACACATTTGTATAACAATATAATGTATACAGTTAAGAACAAGCGTGGAAAAATTCTCCAGCTATCTATAGCTCTTGCTAGGTGTATTACTCTAGCATATGGATTTGGGCCCATATCTTTTACACTTGTATCTACTTCTAAGTCTAATTTAACTTTGCGTGTAGTACTATCTTGTGTACTTACTACTACAGCATCTGGTTTTGCTTCTGCTACTGGTGCTGGCGCAGGTGCTGCTGCTGGTTTATCTAAGTCTTCAAGTTTTTTTCTTGGCATTTTTACCCTCCAATTTTTGTAATCTGCCCTCTAGGTCGTCTATCTTTGCTGTTATTTTTGGATACTTTTTACGCCATGCATCTTCTGGTTGCTCTAACCAAGTCCATCCATAACGTGCTACAAGGAAGTCAATTGCGTTGTCAATTTTTGCATAACCCCAAAGCCCTATTCGTGTTGTGCTTATGTATGCTACAAATACAGCACCTAGTACACTGCCGCCAATTGCTGTGTATATCCACAGACGATCACTCGCCATTCTTTCAATCATTTCCCACATAGTAATCCCTCAATTATTATGTTAGTATTTAGCCATCCACTTTGGCAAACTGCCTGCTACTTCTTGCTGTGTTGCCCAGCGCCGTATGCCTATAGCTCGTTTAGGATCAAATAAATCGTAACGTACTTCGTTGTTTTGATTGCCTCCTAGTATTACCCATTTGTTATTTTGTTCTTCAACAAAGAAACCTACGTGACCTTTCCAGCCTTCTTTACCTCTAGGAAATACTACAAGGTCTCCACGTTGTATGTTTTCAGATTCAATTGGCAATCCCCAACTTAAAAAACTACGTGCCATAAGCGGAGCTGTAGAACCAACATCGTGTAAGTTTGGTATATTATCTAATTCTAATACAGCATTAACAAACGCCGCACACCATTCTGTACGTACAGGATCAACACCTGTTAATTGGTGTAGTTGTCCTCTATGACTACGTTCGTGTAATCCAATGTATCCTTGGGCTAATTCAACACTAGTATTTTCTTCACTAGTAAAGGGCGCACATGCTGTAATTAACATAATGCTGAATATTACAATAATGTTTTTGATCAATTAGTCGATTACCTCAATTACTGCATTGTCCATTGCTTCTTCTGCTTTTGCATAGTATCCTTCGTATGCTGCAATAATAGCTTGTTGCTGTTGTACTAATGCACGTATGTCACTAAAGTTAAGTCCTAAATTTCCATAACCTTCTCCGGTTAGAGCGTACAGAGCAAATGCTTTGCCTTCTGAGTTTAATCTAGATATGACTTCGTCTACATTACCTTCGTTTAACACAATCCATTCTACTTTTTTCATGTTGAGTTCGTCAACTGGAGGTAGCGTAAGTGTAGGCTTTTCAACCGGCGCTGTGCTTATGTCAATTACTTGTGGTTTCGTTGAGCAAGCCGCGAGACTTATAAGTATCGTAAAGCCAAGGACACTCTTTGTTAAAAGCGATGTCATTTTCTGCTGTCCTTTCTTTTTCATTTAATTCTGCCCCCGATAGTAATTCAAAGCATCTCCCTGCATTTAGTGTGCCTCTGTTTACTGCACGTTCTATGCCTTCTGCATTTGCAATCGCTGCTGCTGTTAAATCAATACGTTCTAGTTTTTCTGCTAGTGCTTGATTTTGTCTGCGTATACTTATGTATTGTTCGTTTAATGTAGCAAGTTCGCTAGACGCTTTTGCAAAGTCTTCCTCTAGCGAACTTATTGTTTGTTCATTTAGTTCCACTGCGGTGTTAAGTTTAGCATTGTTTGATGTAAGGATAGCCAAGCGTTCTTGGGTGTCGTTGTAATACCAATATCCGATACCACCTGCACCCAACAACAACATAAACATTACTATTGCTAACTTAGCACCCATCTTGCCTATCCTAGCAGCTTTCCCAGCGTCTTGGGTCCTACAATACCGTCAGCAGTAAGTCCATTTTTAGTTTGCCACTTTTTAACGTTACGTGCAGTACCTGGGCCAAAGATGCCGTCTGCTGGTGTAATACCTAGTTTCTCTTGTACTTCAGCAACTAGCGGTCCTCTTGATCCTTGACGGATTGTTTGATTTAGATTAAGTTCCTGTTCTTCTGGTTCTTCATAATCGCCACCTAGTACGTCCATTGCATGTAGGTAATGTTTCTTACGATCGTCTAAACCAATTGTACCACCGTTGATACGTTTTGTAGCACCAATAATGTCCATGTCATCACAATACTTGTTTAGTCCATTTGTATCCCAGAACCAGCAAGCTGAGTCTAATGCACCTTCTTTGGTGCGTACATAGTCTACTGCTTCTTCGGGTGTCATTTCTACTGCTTCGGCAAATTTTGTATAGTTGTAACGTCCAGTAAGCTGAAGTATGCCACCTCCGCGGAAACGCCAGCCATCACCGCTGGCACTATCGCCGTTATCCATCCTGCTTGCATAAATGACATTAGCGATCTTTTCTGGCTGTCTGTGATATTCGTTTGCATCTCTACCTGCCCTTTTAAAATATTTTGGAAAGATTGTATTAAGTGCTTTTGCACTATAGTTTAAATTTTCGCTTAGTACTCTAAAGCCACCACTTTCGTGTCCGCATTGTGCTAAAAACATAGCAACACGTTCAGGTGTGTCTACTTCCCACAAAGGTAAGATATCAAGCATTGCTTCATACCAATCATAGTGATCGTCTCTGTGAATTAATTCTTTAGCCATCCATGGTTCGAATTCAAATTTAAAATGTTGTTTACCCATTAGGTATTATCCTTTTTCTGATGTGATTCCCCGGACACAAATTCAATTTTATTATTATTGCTTTTGGGAGAGCTTATATTCTTTCTACAACTAGCATTTTATTAGCATGTTCTAGTGTAATAGTTTTATCACCAAATTTAGATATATTATAATCACCTAAATATTTTGTTAGAAACATTATTTCTGCATAGTCATTCATATTTAGTTTTTCTTCAATGCTTTCAAGAATTTCAGTAGTGTTTCCAAAATCCTTTACTTTAAATCCTAACGGATCAGCATATATTTTTTTAACAATCAAATCGTTTTCACGTTCCATAAAGATGTCATCAATGTAACTATTACTAAAAAAGTTTTTAAAGTTGTTTAAGTTTGATTCGTTTACTAATTCATCATAACTTTCTGGATCCGTTGGCACTGTATCTTGTAACGATTCAATTGTAAGTTCATTAGGCTTAAAGCCTTTATAATAACGATATTTAAATGTAGAACCAGTTAACCGACTTACGCCATCTGCTAGTTCTATAATTTGATTTGCAATACCCTCTTCACGTTCCATTTCAACAAATACTCGATAGTATCCATCAGATTGTTCGCCTGAAGTAGCATCTGCATCTAGTACAAAATTATATCCACTTTCGATAAATTGTACTAGGTCGTCAGCTGCACCTTTTTCTAAAACATTAAAGCTCATTACACAAATGTCTTTATCGCTACCCATCTTACTCTTGTAGCTATCAATTTCAAACATAGGAACTACAAGATCCTGTAAATCATTTTCTCTTAAACCCATTATACTTCATCCTCTGCACCTGCCATTGGCGCTGCTTGATCTTCTAGTTCTGCTGATGCACCTGCGTCTGGAGCATCTTGTGGTTTGTCTTGAATAATATCATCAAACTCTGCACCATACATATCGGCTAATAATTTCTTTGGCATTTTAATTTCAACAATCCAAATTGGATGTCTATCGAGTTTGCCAAATCGTGTACCTTGACGTACATCTTCTGGCTCTAAAATTTTTCTTGGTCTTAGGAGACTTGATTTTGCATAACCAATTTTGCAATCATAATCTAACAAACGTTTGCCACCTTCAGGATCAGGCATTTTATTTTTTGGCCACATAAATCTTGCAGTTACCCAATGTCGGTCAATCTTTGGTCCTTCGGCTAGTTCGCCATCTTCCCAATTCTTGTATACATAGATATCCAATTCGTCTAGAACTCTTTCAAGATCCTTCAGTATGTTAAATGCACTATTGCTTTCGTAGATACTTTCAATATTCTTAATTACATCAAGTTCGTCTAATATATTAGTCATCTTGTCACCTTGTCTTTATTATAGTTATTTATCGCTTGACGCTTCAGTACTGTGCTATAAAAGGTAAATACCAGTGCAGGGGGATCCTGCAAAGGAAACCCATGCTTTTTCTTAATATAGGAGGCCTTAATGGGAAAAGCGAAAGCAAAACGCCAAGCGCATATATCACCAAGCAACGTAGTAAAATTGAATAATTTTCAACCTCAAAAATCACGACAAGTAAAAATACTTCCAAGAAATAAAAACCAAGAAACATACATCCTTGAATTACTGAACCGAGAAAGAGACATAGTCTTCGGAATAGGTCCAGCTGGTACAGGTAAAACCCTGTTAGCATGTCAAGCAGGTGTAAAAGCGTTTTTAGATGGAAGCATTGATCGTATCATTGTAACCCGTCCAGCAGTTAGTGCAGACGAGGATCTTGGGTTTTTACCAGGAACACTAGAACAGAAGATGGCACCGTGGACAAGACCTATTTTTGATGTGTTCAGAGAATATTTCTATGCTAACGAAATTGAGGGAATGATAAAAGAAGGCGTAATTGAAATATCACCATTAGCATATATGCGAGGTAGAACTTTTAAAAACAGTTATATTATTGCAGACGAAATGCAAAATGCAACACAGAATCAAATGAAGATGCTACTAACACGTATCGGCACTGAGAGTCAAATGGTTGTAACTGGTGATCTTAATCAAGCAGATAGACTAAAAGACAATGGATTGATTGACTTTATTAATCATCTAGAGTCACGTGAGAGCAAACATATTTCTGCTGTATTTTTCAAACAAGGAGATATTGAGAGACACGATGCTGTCAAAGAAGTGTTAGCAATTTACGGAGACGATTAAACTCTAACACTCTTAAAAGGAATAGGGTGAGAATTATATTTCTCATCCTGTTTTAATAACATCAAAAGATACTCATTTTCAGTATAGGTGAGTTTCCAACTACTTTGTTTAATAGGCGGGCGTCCCATTGCGTCATAGAATATTTCGCCTTGCCAGTATGTCTTTAACCAAATACGCTTTTTACTCCAACTACTACGTGTTGGCCACCATGCATAATGTTGTGTCCATTCAATGTCTATTTCAATTGTTGGCGGCATACATCTTCCCACCAGCGTAGAGTCCATACGATAGCTTCTTTTTCACAAGTAAAACTAAAATATCCTTTACCATCTTCATGTCCCCAGGCCCACGGATGCTTACAATGTAATTCTGTCCATTTAAGAACATATTCCATAATAGCATCACGTGGGAGAACTACATCGTGTTCAAAGTGTTTGTTATAGTTTGGATAAGCCATTTGCCATTGGAAAAATTTCTGAGATGACTTTAGCACACTGGATAGCGATTTCCATGTGTTCTTTTTGTGTTCCATTGGCGCTCCGTAAATCAATATAATGAATCCAACTACGAATAGTGCCATTCATATATAATCTTGTTTTAGTATTACCTTCTGGTAGAACAGCCCGTGCTTGCTCTTTAGCAATGCCATTATCAATAGCCCACTCATACGCTTCTTTGGCTGCATTGATTACCATCTGTTGTTTAATTTCCCACAGGCGAGTTAATTCGCGATCATCAGTATCAATACTGTTCTGTCTGTTCTTTGTATCCTGTAATCTACATTCACGTAATACAAATTGATCACCCATTTCGGCAGGGTTAGCATAACGTTGACTAAACTCTTGAAACGCAAAACTACGATGTCGCACAATTTGGTGTGCAATATCTCGTGTTGTTTCAATTTCTAATACAGCATTAACCATTTCAAGTGGTGACCAATGTGCATGTTTGATTAGATACTTGATAAGCCTTTCGCTTGTTTCTGTGCTAATTTGTGCTTGCGGATTTGATACTTTTGCACAAAACGCAATAAGCTCTTGCAGATCTGTTAATCCTTCTGCTGCAAATTCGTCTGTTGCTTTACTATAACTTACTAATCGAACGGCCATTCAGCTAATTCTCCTTTTAAATTCGATAATCTTTGGCTTAAAAAATTTATTGTAGTATGTATATGACCAGTGTCATGTGGCTGCAATAAAGTTTTGTAATACTGTATTTCTTCTTCTAGCACATTTACACGTACTAGATCATTTACTAATGTTTGGTTGCTCATCTAAAATCCTGCGTATTGTATCGCTTGCATACGTTTTAAAAAAACGTGGTCCTATACTATGTACTATAACAGCTAGTACAACAACTTGCAACCTAAAAGCAATGCTAAGTGCATGTTTCATATGTTGCCAGCCTGTCATGTTTACTGACTTTAAATGTAATTTGCATTGTTTGCTTAACATTAATCTCCCTTTCCTGGTGCTTCACTAAAGTGTTCCATTTTACCTTCTACATCGTGCCAGTCTGTTGCATCTGGAGGAACATCTTCAGGGCGCATTAGAGTAATGTTGGGCCAAACACTTGCCCACTTATCGTTGAATTCAACCCATTGTTCCATGCCCGGATCTGTATCTGCTCTAATAGCATCTGCTGGACATTCAGGTTCACATACACCGCAATCGATACATTCATCTGGTTTAATAACTAACATGTTTTCACCTTCGTAAAAACAATCTACTGGACAAACCTCTACACAGTCCATGTGTTTACATTTAATACATGCATCATTTACAATATATGTCATAGAATACCTTTTCTAAATTTTTAATATGCAGCCTGTTGTGTTGTAGTATTTCGTCCATCTCAACAAGTACTAGTTGTTTATCATTATACGACATACTTGCTATAAAGTCTAGAACATTTTTTAATTTTCTTATACGTTTTTTATCGTCTAGTTCTTGGTCATAACTTTCGTCCCACCAAGCATCAAAAGTTTTAAACCCAAGTTCTTTCATTAGACGCAGTGTAAACGGCGGTGCCGCTAGAACAAAAGGTCTGTAGTTTGCCATTGGATCTATTGTTTTTTCGCTAAAGTTAGCATATTGTTTGTTATATAACGTTTCTGTTACTACTGTGCAAAAACTATTTTTATATGCTGCTTCTAATAATTCTTGGTCAATCATAGGATGTTCTTGCCAGTCGCCGTATGTAACTAGACTTTCATTCTTATGATAGCGTATCAAGTGCTTTGCAAGTAACCGTCGATGAATCTTGTCAGCATTGTTTGGACAGAAGAAAGTCTTCTCAAAAGTTTTATCAATCTCTGGTAAAACTATTTGTGTAGATTCATGCCAAAGATATGTGTCAATGTAACTCATATGATCGAAGTATTTTTCAAGTCCTTTATTAGGAACAAAGAACTCAAAATCAATACCTAAACTGTAGGCAAATTCATATTCACTACAATAATGATTATCAAGTCTGCCTAAGTATTTTCTCATAAAGTCAATTGCATCTTTTGGCAAAACATGCACAGGCTCAAAACTAAACCAACTTACTTTATCTGTGCCCAAGTGGTCTAGTATATGTGTTACATTGTGTTCTTCATCGTCTGGCGGATCATTTATGTTATCAAATTGTACAACTAGCGGCATAGAAACTGTATCCATAAGATACATTACAGCATCATGCCTATAGTCATCAAACGGTTTCATAGGTTTTAGATTTTGATCAAGTACTAAGCATTTTTTGTTTTGATCAATTAAGTATATCAAAGTTGCCCGAGCCTGATAAGCGTTGCTGCTAAGTTAATTTCAGGATCTACAACTAGTGTGTGATCTACTAAGCCTTGTTTGATAATTAGCACAGCTTTGTCCTGTTGATCTTCACTGCCAAACAATTCAATGTTGTCATACAACCAACGATAGATCTCTTCCATTTCTTCGGCACGTACTGTACCGCATAATAGTTTACGTGCGTCTGAAATCTTGCCTGCCTTAAACAGTTCAACCATTTCTAATTTCCAATCGGCAGCACCACTATCGCCTTCATTGGGCTTTACTAGCACACCGTCTGTTGAATTCATTTGCACTGTGTTGATACACTTACGTAAGTCTGGATAGGTGCCTTTTACATATGTGTCAAGTGTATCTAAGTCTGGAGTTACACCTTCTGTAATAAGAATCTCTGCAACTCTTGCTGTAAACTCTGTTTGGTCAATCTTAGCAATATGGAAGCCTTGACATCTGCTGTGGATAGCAGGAATAATTCTATTAGGATAGTTACACGTTAGAATAAAACGTGCTGTAGTATGATACTCCTCCATAACACCACGCAATGCCGCTTGTGCGTTTGGCGACAAGTAATCAGCCTCGTCTAGTAGTACAACCTTAAAGTCACCAAATGGAATCATCTGTACAAACGAAACAATCTTGTCACGTACATCGTCAACACTGTTTGTACGACTTGCGTTAATCTCTAGTATGTCTAGCGGATTAGTATCAAGCTCATTAAAAAGCAACTTAGCAAGAGTAGTTTTGCCAATTCCAGCATTACCACTGAAGAGCAAATGAGGAATAGTTTTATCTTTAATCCATGTATTAACTTGATTACGTTGTGCTTCATCTCTAAATACATACCCTTCAACTGTTTTAGGCCGATACTTCTCTACCCATAAGTCTTTCATTTACTGTCCTCTATAATTTGTTCTAGTCTTGCTAACCAGGCAGGCGAAATTTGTAATTGATCTAGTACTTCATCTAACTCAGCTAAACTATGCTTATTAAATTCAACACTTTCTTCTGTAGCCGGAGCCCATGTTACTTCAACAACAGCATGATCTGCTGGCAGTTGCTCTACTATATTAATAGTTTTTTCAAACTTTGTCAACTGTTTTTTCCTTCCTTTTCCTCTTTGGCTTTCTTGCGTTTTGTATAAAATCCGCCTTTGAATTCGATCTCTTCTGTTCTTGCACCTTTTTCCAAGTATGTAACTTTACCTCCGTTATCTAAATACTCTTGTATTAATTTTTTATCTTCATCGGATGTGTTACGTGATACTGGATTCATTTTTCTACTTTCATTCCTTTACGAGCAAATTCTTTTGCTCTTTTATTAACTTCTCTATCATTGAGTTTGCCTTGTGCATACAGTTTTAGCTTCCAGTCTCGGACTAGCTTCTTACTGTCAGACTTTATCTTCTTCATCTTCCCACTTAATTTTTTCAACAGTATATTGATCTGCGCCCCAAAGTGCCGGTGAGCCAAACTTTCGCATTGTTTTTTCAATTACAACCGATTCTTCTTCGGCATACTCGTATCCTAAAAATAATTCGTTTACATAAACTTGCCATGTACGTTGTCCTGCAAAATTATTCAATTAATGTACTCCACTTCTTTAGTTTATCTCGTTTATAATTACTGCGGGTAGCCACATCGTGATGCGATACAATTCCGTGATCTATCATAAGTTCAATCATACATTGTACATCGCCAATTTCTTCAAGTAATTTTACACGTTGCTCGTCTGTAATTTCTTCTTTGTACTCGAACTTGCGTACAATTTTTGAACAGCGTTGTGTAAGCTCTCCGCACTCTTCTGCTGTAATAATCATTAGTTGCTGTAATGTGTTAATAGGACTATTTTGCAATGCCTAGCTCCTTGTATACCATTTGTACACCTTTTGCTTGGAAGTAAGCATCTGCTAATGCGTTGTGTAAGTCACTTTGCATTGCTTTACGTGGATCTACTTTTGCCATTGAAAATAATGTACGTGAATCACGCACTTGCCAAAATTGCCACGGAATAGGTTTGCTACGCTGTCGTAACATGTCTTCGATAATAGTAATATCAAATCCGTAACCGTGTCCCCACAGTACGTCAACACCTACCATCCATTTGGGTAGGATGTCTAAGAACACGTCTTGATGTTCTCTACCTTCAGTGCCAAATGCTTCATCTTGCACTTTTTGATCTTGAGTTGCCCACCAAGCAATAGTGCTATCATTTACACTACGGTCTTGGCTATCTAAATCTAGTTTGTAATAAAATTCGCTGTGAGGTTCACTATCGTCGAACGGATTAAACTTTACACCCCCTACTGTAAGCACAGTTGCCTGTGGTGTTACGTCTAATGTTTCTAAGTCGATCATTGCATGAATTGGCATTCAAACTTTTCCTCTACTGCTTTTATGTGCTTACACTTTTTAAATGCCGGACAGTCGCATGTAAAGCCTTTGTCTAGCATTTCTATATTATACATACCTTTGCTACCTTTAGCATTCCACACTGTGCCTACAGCCCAATGTTTCTTAGTATCAATTATATCGCTTGGATAAATTCTAGGACCGTACTTGGACATCGAGCACCTCTTTGTTACAGTTTAATGTAACACAAAGAGCACTAGTTGTCAACCATTTTTGCACGGAATCTTTCATAAGCCCGCCAACCTTCCCAGGCAAACGCTAACATGATTCCTGTTGTAATACCGCCACCCATTAAGGTGACGATAAGTAATACTTGAAATACTTTGGCAAATATAGCTACGGCTAAGAAGTCATACCATTCAAAGTTTTCAAATATCTCCATCTTTTCGATTCTCTGAGTAATACGGGTCAAACGATCCACCAGGATAACGTTTTTCCAGTTTTTTAACATTCTCTGCAATAACATCATTAGGGTCAATACCCAATGCACTGCAACTGTTCATCCAGTACCACATAATGTCGCCTAGTTCACGCATAGCATGGTACTGTGTATCTTCATCCATTGGTTTACCTTGGAATACACACTTCTTTACAATTTCCATAAACTCGCCACCTTCTGCACTAATGCCGATTGCACCAGTCATAAGTTGCGCCATGTTTACTTTCATTTTGCTTTCAGTTGTTTCAATATCAACTATGCGATTATACATTTGCATACTTGATAGTGACTCGTTACTAGTCACTTCGCGAACAAAATCTTTGTAACGATTTAAATCAACTTGGCTCATTATATTTCCTCTGCCATTTGTACGCCTTCGGGCTTTTCATTACTAAACGCTAGAATACTTTCTGCTTCTACCATACGCAGAGTTTTTTCTCCGTCTCCTTCGTCAATATCAATGCCGCGAGTCCAACGTCCGTGTTCTACCAACACCCAATCGCCGATATTATAGTCGTCATCATTTTCTGGTCCTTTTGCATGGACCTGGCCCCAACGTGGATAGATACCACGTGAATCACCATCGTCACTAGTAAGAATAAGTCCTGAAGCTGTCTTTTGTTCTCCAAAATGCATATTGCTTACAATAACTCGATTGCTAATAGGCCTTAGTGTGCCTTTAACTTTTGGCGTAATTTTAAATCCGCCACCCATTCCTTCTGTGTTCATTATTCACCTTTTCTAATAAAATTGCCTTCTTCGTCTTCGATCCATTCGTCAAGCGGATCTGCTTTAGATTTAGCCTTAGGTTTTTCTACAGGCTTTTCTAAAATCGGTTCTTCATCAAATGCTTCAAATTCTTCTTGCTCGGCTTGTGTTATTTTTGCGTCTGAACTTAATACAGTTTCGTCACGCATGCCGGGCTGTGCTTGATAGTAATCCTTGAGTACATCTTCTCTTTTTCTAACAATTTTGCCACCTTGTCCTAGTTCGTCACCACGTGCATTTACTCTATGGTTTCCAACTGCCGGTGTTAATTCATTACGACTAATTAACAGATCGAGATCGACTTGTTTGCCTCTTGCTGTTCTATATACTTTACGACCTTGGGTTGCCATTCTGTCTCCTTATAAAATTACTTATCATTTGCCTGGGCAGTACATCGCCAGTATCGGCTTTTCCTATCCCAATGATAAGCCTTTTGATACCACAATAGCGGATCAATTTGTTCTTTATCATAGTGATCAATTAAAAGTGTATCACTATTTATACCCAACATATCCTGTGCAACCTGTGCATTTGTTGTTTTTACAAACGGGTATGTTTGTGTTTTATCTCTTGTCATGGCTAAATTTAACGACACTACTTCTTCTGCATTATCTATGTTATAGCACTCTTCTAAAAATTTTACAAGCTCATTTGCATATTGTTCTTTGTTATCGTGTAGCACACAAGCACTAGCACCTTTGTATTCCCAATAAATGTCATCTTCGCCGTGTACTTTTCTTCCCCACAACTTTTGGTTATAATATGTATCTACATGGTGTTGTTCTGTAGCTTTATATTCACTATACAGCAAAGTATCTGGATTGTCAACTATCCATTTGCGCAAATCTTCAAAAAAGTCTACTTCACGTATTCCTTGTTTGCTTAGATATTTTGCTAGATAATGTCCAAATCCATAGTAGTACATTAAGATACTTACCCAACTAAACATAAATCCTTGTAGAACTGTATCCCAATCTGCTGTGCGTGTGCTTACTACTGCGCCTGTATATTCAAAGATATACTTTTCCATATCAGTGTCACGCAAGTAAAATGTATCCAGTGGTATTTCCTTTACACCCATGCCATATGTTTCTTGATATTTACTATCACCCATTGTAGCATTATATGTAATAACCAACGGATGTATCATTAGATAACTGTCTTGTCCTAAATCAATTAGTTTTTGTACATTGCTTTTTAAACTATCATAAGTTTCTTCCGGCATTGGCCAAATAAGTTCACTGTATGTAGGAATATCTTCTTCTCTATACTTTTGCAAATATTCTGCTACTTGTTCTTCGTTAATGTTAAAACGTTCACTAGCAACTAGTGTTGTATCGTTAAAACTTTGCATAGCAAACGTAACACCTTTGAAAATATTTACAGGCGCACGTTTATTCATGAGTGCAATATCAAAGTTTCTATCTACATTGTTCTTTGCCCATGTAGCATCAAACCACATAGGATAGCCGTACTTTTCTTTTGTATCTAAAACCATTTGCGTAAGTTCTATATCACGTTTTAACAATCCCCAATTGCTATCGCAAACACTTACGTATTCAATTTTGTTCTTGCCCATCCATTCAATTTCTTGTCGACAGCGTTCCATGTCAAACAGTGTAAGTTTGTTCCAATAGCTGTCGCCGATATCGCAGAATGCACAATGATATGGACACCCACGTAAACTTTCCCAAGTAACTTGCCACATAGTATCTTTAGGATATTTTGCCATAATAGGCTCATAAAAGCCTTCTAGTATAGGACTTGGAATATCTGCTATACTTTTTCTACGCATTGCAGGTTTAGGCATATGTGTACGTGTTTGTGTATGCACAATGTCATCATACTCGCCAATTGGTCTGGCAAGTATTTCTTTCATAGCATTTTCGCCTTCGCCGTGTACTGCTACATCAAACATAGGATACTTGTCAAAGAACTCTTTGTCACGTTTGTCAATTTGCGGACCGCCTGTAACAATAACGCAATCAGGATAAACACGTTTTACTTCTGCGGCTAGTTGTTTATTGTATTCCCAGTTCCAAATATAGCTGCTCATTACAACCATTTTTGGTTCTATCATGTCAGCAACATATTCACTTGGAACAGGTTTTTCAATAACAGTGTCTACAAGATTCCAATTATCGTTTTTACCATAGCACCATTGATATGCTATTGCCAAAGGCAAAAACTTATTAGGTCCATATGCATCGCTTGCTTGTATTAGGTATATATTATTCAACGTAAAAATTCTCGCCAGTCTAAGTTATATTTAATTGAATCTATACGATGCACACCAATCAAATACAACACATAACTTGCTACAGAGCTACCTCTACCTACACCCCACACAATATTATTCTCACGCATAAAATCTACAAGATAGATCATATAGCGTAGTAAGTCTTTCATGCCACGTTCTCTAAAAGCATCTAATTCTTGCCATATACGATCTTGTACATGCTGTGGACAGGGTGTTTCTGCTTTGCCTAATACGTATTCATATACGTTAATGTTTTTGTATTCGTCAGGCATAAACCATTCACTTTGACAAACACCGTCAAAAGTCTTTTTGTTTACATCTAATGGAATATACTTTTGTAGTTTGTCTAGACCCTGTTCTTCCATAGCCTCATTAAACTTATCTACATCATCCGATTGCTCACACAGAACTACATGACACTTGTCAACATGACCAGTATAGATCATGTTAACTAAGTCTTTATTTGTAAACCGTGGGATACCGAGTTCGTCTGTTTTCATAAGCATACACTTAGTTTAACTTACATTTATTAATTTGTCAAGATCTGTTTTAGGTTCTTCTGCACTTTTTTGCTGACCTAAACGTCTTTCTTCAAGCTCTAGCTTGTATGTGTCCATTAATAAAATCATTTGCTGACGAACATCTTCGTTGTCAGTCATAAAATACATTCCGTTGAGTTTGTATAGTTTCTTTTCGAGTTCTTGTACAGATAAAATCTTAACGTCAGCTTGTGGATGCATCAATCAAACGATCCTACATAGTTAAAGAACAGGTTGCTTCCTGTATCGTATGTAAACACGTCAACAATAATCTTTTGTCCAATAGAGCCAGTGTGTGTTAGAATATTGTTTCCACCAACCCATGCAGCGTTATTATCATTTAAGCCAGTGCCATTGCCAGCTGACAGTGTAATGTTAGTCGATACTCCACTACTTACACTCATAATGACACGCAGTTTTGCATATCTATTTGTAGGCCATCCAACAAACGATACTGTCATAATATTACCTGCTGGTGCAGTAGCATTGAATTGATGTACATGTGCATCTCTATAGTCTACTTCGTGATCACCTGTTAGTGTTTGATTACTGTTGTTAAACTTTTCAGTAACTTGTAGCAGTTCAGCATCTTGAATTTCGTTGCCAACATGATTATTGGCTTCGTCAATTCTAGCACGATTTGCTTGTAGTGCTGTAATCTCTGATCCAGCAGTTGTTAAATTTGTTTTTATACTATTAAAGTTGTCACGAAATCCTTGACTATCGTTGTCGATACCCGCTACTGGATAAGCTGCGTCAATTGTACTTGTGTCTATAGTGCTTGCCATGTTATTTCCTCTGCTATACTATTTATATCTGTTAGCTGTTAAATTGATAATTACCGAATACAATATATTGATCTTCGGATGATGTTGTAGTTGCATTAACAATGTATCGATCAATATCATAATCGAGTTTGTTAAATGCAAAGCCATCTGTGTTGTTTTTTACAAAGTTATTTACATTTGCAAGAATTTGTGTACCTTCGCCTGGTTTTGTATATACCAAAGGTACTGCAAATGTATATCCTAGTTCACGTAAACTACCTTCTTGTGCTGTTTGCATCCATACTGGTAAAAAGTCTTTACTAGTTTCGCCTACTGCATTAAGATTAGTTCTCATTTTTTCAATGTTACTAATATAAGTTCTAGCGTCTGAGCCTTCACTAACTGCTATAGCATCACTATCAATTTTTATAGTAGTCCAGTCAGGACGTAGTCGCCAAGTTTCTTCTAATCCGTCAACTGTTGTTGTACTTGCTACCGGAATAAGATTAACTGCACCGTTGCGTTTGATTATACTAATATTACCAACTGCGTTTATTTTTACTGTAGCGCCGCCACGTTTAATTACAGTTAATTCACCTGTTTTTAAGTCTAGTTTAAATGTAGTGTTATCTTTTCGAATAACACTTAAACCTACGCCGCCAGCACCGCCACTAAAGCTATCGTCAATTGGTTCGTATGCTACGCTATCAACTGTAATTGCTTTACCACTATTTGGTGATATAAAGTTATCTCTTGTTTCGCCCTTTGACGGTAATGCAGGATCAACCATTTCAACATAGATAACTTCGTATAATACAGTATTAGTACCAGGCTGTTTTGCTACTGCTCTTTTAATATCGCCAAAGTAATACTGTTTTCTTTTAACACCTTTTACACTTGCACTTACATAATCGCTAATGTTTTTTTGTTCAATGCCAGCAAAAATTAAACTACGTAGTTCTTTTTGTACACCAAAATTTGGATCGCTTGGTCTATATAAACTCTGCGGCGTGAACACAGTAGTATCATTTAAGAATTGATTTACTATGCGCCTTTGTGTTTTTGGTAAGAATGGTTTCATATACAAATTACTATATTGATTAGTATCAGATGTATCAATGTTAATCGTAAACTCTCGAGTAATATTTGTATTTGCAGATCTGTCTCTTGCTAACACAGTGAATTTAAATGTTCGATCAAATGTTTGAGTATTGCCATCAAATGTAGTGTTCTGTGTATCAATCTTTGTAAGACCTGGTTTGTCTACTGTACCAATGCTTGGAAACTTTCCTGAGATTTCACCAGTTGCAGAAAGTGTCATTCCGTATGGTATTGTACCACTTATTACTGCGTAAGTTATTAATGCTGATGCATATGTGCTAGATGCACTTACACTAAACAAGCTATCTCTATTTGGTTTTATACTTCCAATTAGTGCAGGAGTATTCCAACTTAGTACACTATCAATTTCTCCAAGAATTTGAATTGTGAATGTTTTAATTTTTTCTTGTATATTGCTTTCGTCTTTGGTAAAACTTTTTTCAAAGTTTCCTCCACGTACAGCGCCAAAACTAATATTTCGACCAACATTGTATATTCTTTGTAGAGTTTTATTAATTTTTACTCTTTGATATTCTGCATTTTTTGCAATATTAATTGGCGCACTATCAGCTGTATGAAACAAATCTCTAATGTATGTAGCATTACTTGAATTAGCTGTTAATGGTACTTGCATTACTACTTGGTATACACCAGCCGATCCTGTTGTAACTGTAATGTATGCTGGCAAGTCACCTAGCTTTAATAAGTTTTCCAGTCCATCAATTATTGTTATACCTGCACTATCATCAAAAGAATTTGTAACTAGTTCAAGTGAGTTAGTTGGATCGACGCTAACAGTGTATTTTACATAATCGTTTATACTTTGAATATTGTATGTTTCACTATCGCTATAAATTATATCCTGTCCTTTATAGAACAACAAATCTGCTGTACCCAACTTGTTAATATAAAAATAGTCATTAGGACCAGAAGGTTCAGCAACAACTAGAGGATTGTATTTGTATAATGGATCAAGACCTCTGTTTAGTGTTACTGTATCAAATTCGGCATTGTTGTCGTTTACAGCTTCAATTCTGTAATTACGCCCTTCAATCTCAACATCTTCGCCAACTAGCTCTGCTAAGTCGTCTAAACCGTCTGTTAAGTCTGTGCTTAGTTTTGCAATTTTAATAATTTGCGTACCTGCTAACATATCCTCATAGAACGTACCAAACACAGTAACAATGCCAGTGTCTTCATTATAGCGTAGCGCACTAACTGTAAAGTTATATTCTTTTGTAACTGCTGGCTGATACGGAATAATACCTGCTATTTCTCCAGTTGCAGGATCTAAGTCAAGTCCAGGAGGTAGTTCACTTACGCTTTCAGCTTTTACTACTGTAAATTCGTCAGTTGTAATTGGATCTGCTACAAATTGTTCATTAAGACTATCTGGTCCACGTTTGCTTACTGGAAAGTATGGAAGTATACCACTAAGTTCATAATAACCTTCAGTAATTTCTCCTGTGGCAGTTAGTTTATACTGTCCTGGGTTACGTTGTTTCTTTTGATATACTAACGCACCACTAACATCGGGTTGTACTACTGTTTCTAAGAATACAGTTGTATAATTGTTTGCTCTACGTTTTCCTAAATCGCTTGGAGTTACCCATATTGGAGCTCTTTCAAACGTAATATCAGCAGTAAACACACCAGTACTAACTTCCATAAGTGTGTTGTCTGCTCTTGTAAAATCATCACCTACAACATATATTGTAAATTGTCTTGAGTTTATTGCAGTGCCATCAGTTACTGTTACAACAAAAGTGTAACGTCTATTAAGTTTGCGTGGCGGCTGCACTAAGTCAATATTTGTTAAATCTACATCACCATAGTAGTAACTTTCAATTCTATCATCTGCTCTTGCACCCCAGTCAAACACATTGCTACCGTATCTACCTGCATCGTATCCTAGTTGAATTTCGTTAATGTCTAATGCACGTAATGGATCAACTACACCTGAAATTCGTCCAGCACTGTTCATCGATAGTCCCGGCGGTAATGTATTTTGCCCAGCAGTACTACCATCGCCTAATATATATTCAAGTGTTTCGCCTGCTGCTACATCTAAATCAATTGCTTCAAGCTGGAAATCAATTGGTGAACTATCTAATACAAAATAAACACCATTAGGCCCAATAGGTAAATCGCCTTCGGCTGTTATCCAAACTGGTTCATCGTACCCATCTACAGTTAATTTTAGTGTACGGTCAGCAATTTTAGTATCACCTGTAGCACGTATACAAAATGCACTTGTTGTTATAGCTTTTACATTATACGGAGTTCCAACTATTTGATTGTTTTCTATTCTCAATCCGTCTGGCAATGCACCACTGATAACTTTTGTAGTTATACCGGTTGTATCTACAAGAGGCAAGTCAATAGCAATTGTTTGTCTTTCTTGTAGTGTACCTAGGCTACTGCCGTTGATTACGCTCCACTGTGGCTCAGCCATATGACCCCCTTAAATAGTTCCGCCGTCAATACTGCCTGACGCTGGACTTGTAATAGTTCCTAAATCTACATTCTGTGTTCCTAAAAACCATTGGAGTTGCCCTTCGTATGTAGTATTGATTGAACCGATATCCCAAGTTAAAAATCTGCCTAAATTATCTTCGTATGCTACTGAATTAGCACCAGTAGTTCTAATATTAGTTGGTGCAAGTGTAGTAATTGATCCAGTACCGCTTACAGTAAGTGTTGCTGTTAATGCACTAGTAGAACTTAGATTGTTTACACCTGTGATGTTTTGACTATTAGCATCTAAACTTGCGCCAAGTGTTGGACTAGTATCTTGCTCAAGTGCAGCATCAATAATGATTTGAGGATTTGGACTAGCATTAGCGTCTGCTCTAGTTTCAACTCCATCACCGCCGTAGATTGCCCAACTACTTCCGTTTCCTAATAATATACTACCAACATCACTAACCACAGCACTTTGTAGAACTGGATCGCTGCCGTCGATAACAATAGTGTTGTCTAGTTCTGTTAGGTTAATATTACTACCGCCAATAAGATTTCTAAATCTTAAACTGTTGGCTACTTTGTCTTTGTAAACACTACTTCCTGAAGCTCCAAGACTTAAGCCATCAGTTGCTTGTACTGCTTCTAGGTCTGCAAAATTGTTGTTTACCTTAATAAACGCTTCTCGGAGATCGTCGCCTGTTCCGTCGTTTGCTGCATTACCTATGTTAATTGTTTGTACTGCCATCTAAATCTCCTCTTTAGTTTGTTAGAACTTCATTCCAAGTGTTATTTATAAATACCATCAATGCTTCGGAACCATCACCTATCGGATCCCAGGCAACCCCGTCGGCTATTGCAAGCATTCCTACAAAAATATCGTCTGCGTTTGGCTCGCCTCCAAAAGGTGGAATAAATGTAGCCCAACCACCGGTAACAATACCGTTGCCTGCTGCGTTAACAAAATCTCTACTGGAAAGATACATTTGATGGTAACCGTGGGTGGTGTTGTACAGATAAGTACCCTCTGATGGGCTTGTAGGTCTTTGTGCATCTGATGCGCCACCGCCTTGTGCAAGTTCTATATAAGGAGCACGAACACGTATTCCACTGCCTGATTCAAGTGTGAGTGTTCCTGTTGCGTTGTTGTTGTCAATTTGTAAATTGGCTGAGTTTGCTGCAATCCCACCTACGCTAACATTTCCGCTGAAGTAACCTTCTAAAAACTGATTACTGCTATCGCCTAGGTTAACACTTGCAGCAGGAGTTAGTGTTGCATTCACACCAATAGTAGTTCCTGAATCTAATGTTAAGTTACCGGTGCCGCCGATGGTCATAGCGTTACCGCCTGCGGTATCAATACTAAATGCATTAGAATGATTAAAACTAATGCCGCCTGTATTGAGTTGCAAATCGGTAGCAATAATTTGTCCAGTACTTGTTAATGCTCCTGTACCAATTGATTGTGTTGTAGTAGAACCTAATGTTAACACATCATCAAGTGTTTGAGTTTCAGAAGTTAAAAATCCTAGTAAGTTGGTTGCACCATTATATGGTGTATATCCAATTGCTGTTACAACTTCACTAGCATTAATATAAGCATTAGGGTTAGTAGTGCCGTTGTATGGAGTATATCCTAAGGCAGTTGTTACATCTGCTTCGGCGATACCTGTGATATATCCAGCTGGGTTAGTGTTATTGTATGGTGTGTAACCTAAAGCATCTGTAATACCTATTGCAGTATTGATAAATCCATCTGGGTTAGTAGCATTGTAAGGTGTAAATCCTAATGCTCCTGTAACCTGTCCAGAAGTTAAAGCATTTAAAATACTTGCAGTGGTAATAGTAGTTAAGTTTTCTTCAGTAGCATTTACAACTACTAGTTGATCGGCTCTGCCGTCGAATGTAAATGCATCTCCTAAACTTTCAAATGTACCGCCTGCTAATAAACTGCTGTTGTCTGTAAGATCAGCAAGGTCTGTTGGTATAAGATTATCGTTATCCCCAAGTTGATTGATATCTGTTGGAATAGTTGGTGTGTTAATTAAGTCATTATAATCACCACTAAATCCACCGCCCAATAACCCATCTGTGTCTGCTAACTGATTAACATCTACAGGAATAGTTGGAGCATCTAGTAGATTGTTAAAACTAACTTGTTCTAGTAACGGTAATCCTCCAACAGTATAAGTAAGTGCTTCAATTGTTCCGCTAACTGTTGCATTAGTTGCTAACACAAGCGGTGTGGTTAATGTACCCCCTGCGGTAATGCCGCCTGTTGTGCTTAGTGAGGACAATCCAGTTAAATTGTTGCCGGTAAGATCAAGATCGTCACCAACTGGCAGTTCTCTTAACTGATTGTTTGTTTCATCTAATATTAGTGGAAATCTACTTGCCATTCTCTTGTCCTTGTATTGTTATACATATTTATCGCATTAATTATAATGCGGCTATACGTGCTTGAAAGTCAGCAAAATCAGTTGCCGCAGCGACTTCTGTTTTAAGTGTTGCTAAACTAATAAAAGTTGCATCTGCTGTATACAATTCATCAAAGTTATCATTGATTTTATCAAATGCTGTGCGTAGTGGATCACCATCACCTTTGTTTACTGATGATCCAATGTTTATTGTTTGTTTAGCCATTATACTCTCCCTACCACTACTTCAACAATTCCGTAGCCGTCATCGTCTTTAGTACTAACTGCTTTACCAAGTACTTGTCCAACGCCCGGAGTGTTATTAACAATAGCATATCCTTCTTTTGCTGCTGTTACCAACATATCGCCTTTTTCTACTTTTCCTAATACCTTACACGGAACTCTACCTTGTAATGCTACACCAACTACTGTTTCGCCTTCTAGTGCGCTATTCATTAAGTGTGCTGGATTAGTTGTTACAATACCAGCAACTCTACGATCAGATTTTGTATTAGTTGTAGTAACTTCTTCAGCACCACCAAATATTAGTACAGTACCTGGCTCGTATGCACTATCGCCTACATAGTTTTCTGCTAAGTCAGCATATAATGCTTCTGTTGCAGTACCGTTGAATGTTTGTGCGTACACAGTGTTGAATCTATCTGAGCTTGTACCAATAGTACTTCCGTTGTCGGTACCACTGCCGTTGCCTGCACCTCTATATCCACCTGGAGCAGTTACAGTTTTTGCTGCTGCTAGTGTTAAGTTGCCGCCGCCTGCAATATCGCCACCAATTGTTAGTTTGTTTGTGCTTGGATTATATGCTACGCCAGTGTCAGTGTATATTGTTTCGTTTGCTGCGGAGGCATTTGCACTATCCACAAACGTAAGATAATGTGTTGCGTTAGTAGATCGGTTTATTGTTTTGACTTGATCAGCACTATCGGCGTTACCAGTTAGTTCACCTGTACTAACATCTAATATTAGTGTAGTACCGTTGTAAACATCGCCATTAACATCAACTGCAATTTTATTTGGTAAACTAATTGTGTAGGTTGGCGAACCTACAACCGGTGAAGAGTCAGCAACACTTACACTTATTTCATTTGCAGTGCCTTGGATAGTAACTGCGTTGCCTAATGCAACTGCCACAGTTGACGATGCGTCTCCAAACGTAATCGAACTGTTGCTTAGTTTTTCGTTTGTAATACTACCAGCTAGTTGTGCATTGCTTACACCAAGTGCTTTAATGCTTACATATCCACTTGCTGTACCAAAGTCTGCATTGTTAAAACTTGCTATACCTTTTACGGCTGCCCCGGCGGTTGCTGCTGCTGTAGCATCGCTTAAAGAAAGTTTGCTCTGTGCAATAGCTGCACTTGCATTTATGTCTGCGTTAACAATAGCACCTGCGTTGATTTGTCCTTCTAGAAGACCAGTTGTACCATCTAGTGTTATGCTAAAATCACTGTTGGCAACGTCTGTATCAAACACTGCATCTATCCAATTAGTTGCTGACAGATCATATACTAAGAAAGAAGCGTCTGCTGGAGATGTAATATCAGTATCTTCAAGTTCAGCTAGTGTATCGTATGCTTCGTCGCCTGCATCTACATATGCTTTTGTAGCTGCATCACTTCCGCTAGTTGGTGTAGCAAGGTCGTTGATTTGTTGACCGCCCATACGCAGATCACCTGCCATTGGTACTGCACCTGATAGTGCTAAGAAACCGCCAGTTGACTGTGGAATAATTTCAGCGCCAGCTAGTACTGTACCGTTGCGGTCCATACCTAAGCGTCTGTCTATGTATCCTTCAATTGCTGTTTCAACTGGTACAGCGTCTGCTGTAGCATTTGTAAATGTACTATCTGCACTAAACTCGTTTACACGTACACCACGTTTGAATCCAATACCGTCAATGTTTGTTAGAACAAGTGCAGCGTTGAATGTAATTCTACCTGTACCCTGATCAACTGTAAAGAATCTACCTACACGGAAGAAACCGTCTTGGTCTGTACTTGCAAAGAAACAGCGTCCTCTGCTACGTTCTTGTACCTGTGCTTTACTTGCAAAGCCTTCACTGTCTAAACTTTCTTCATCAGTAACTGCTGCAATTTTTGGACCGCCAAAAATTCTATCAGGATAGTTACTAGTGTTGTATCCGCCTGTACCAATATCCAAGAAGTCATGTGATGTAGCTCTACATGTACTGATATTAACTGTGATATTACCAGTCTCAGCTGATTGTAAGCCTGCTTGTAGTGTAATATTATTACCTGCTGCACTACTTGCTCTAGCTGCTAGTCCTGCTCCAGCATATGTATCACTAATGTTGTACTTGTCTGTAAAGCTAATAATACCAAACTGTGTACCTGTGCCGCTGTCAGTTACTAATTGATAATCGGTAATAATATGTGTTTTACCTTGCCATGCAAATATCATATCAACGTCACTTGAGTTTAATCGAGCTTGATCGTTTGCACTTAAAACTGTACTTACTGCAATGTGAGTATCGCCTTGTGTATTACCTAGTGTTGTACCACCGCTTAAACTATAAGTGGCTGGAGCCTGTGCTGCAAATGTATTGTTTACAACTAGATCAACATAATCAAAGTTATCATCAATTGTAATTCTAGTTTGTGCTCCTACTACTGGTATACCGCCAGTAATAGTATTTTCAAATGCTAGTGTTCTGTAGGTTACAGTTTCTTGTTCGTTGAATATAAGTGCTGTACTTGGTCTAGTAACGGTACTACTATCAACGCCATTTACAAATACGTTTTGTTGACTTGTTAGTACAGCGTTTGTAGCATGTGCAACGTTAAACTGTAGACCAGTTGTTTCTGTAGCAACACCTCCGCCTGTTCCACTAGTAAATTCAAGTCTCCATACTTTACTACCAATTAGTCCTACGGAACCAATATCGTCTGTGAGTGTACCATCTACATAATCACTTGGAATAGTTATGCCTGAGTCACTTACGTTGATAACTTCGTATGGCTGGAATGTTTCTTCACTATCAGCATGATGGATTTCAAGTTGCGAAGCATTAAGTGGATAGTTTGTAGTATCGTAAATAAACGCACGTTGTACGCCTTTTACAGCACCAAAGTCTCTATTAGTAATACTTACTGGTGCGCCTAAACTTACATATGCTGTACCTGAACCACTTCCTGTTCCTGTCGCTGTAAATTCTAGACCAACTGTGTTACTTGCTGCACCAATAGTAGTCCAGTCTGTTGTTCCAATCGTTCCAATTACATATGCTGTTCCGTTGTTTGTAGCATTTGCATTTACTACACTATCAATTGCTACAGGATCTGTGTCGTTTACTGCATAGTCGTACCGTGTTGTAGCAGTAATATGTCTGTTTACACTTAGAATACTGTTTGTATCATTGTCGTCATTGAAGATAACTGTTGCTTTTGCAACATTTCCTGTTACAGTATCGTATTGCCTAATTACTGCGTTACGTGCTGGTGTAGCACTGTTGCCAGTAATTTCAATTTCTTGATCAACTGAGAATATTTTAACAGGCTGTGTTAAGTCTTGTGCAAGTGAAATAGATTTTGCAACTTCATCAGGATCACTACCTTCTGCAACCAGTCCGTAGTTACCATAACTGTTGTTACCTGTAAGCGAACGTATCTGGGCACCATTTAATGATAGGTAGCCTGTGTGCGCATAGTATGTAAACACACTAACAAGTTCTGAAAGTCCGTTGTTTGTAACAACTACGCCATAACCTAAATCGTTAACTTGTGTAAAGTCGTTTGCTAACATACTTTTGTTACCAGCACCTTGTAAAACAATATCAATTGGTCCACCTGCTGAGTCAATGTCGTCGTCTAAACCTGCGCCACCATTAGCTGCACTGTCTAGTACAAGTGTTGCAGTAGCTTTTCCACTGCCGTTATTTGCAACATAATCAACAATAGCGTTAACTTGATAACGTCTGCCAAACTCAAAGAAACTACAAGGAAGATTAGGTTTACGTTGTCCTAAAATACTTGTAGTTGGTGCTTCAATTTGAATACGGAAAGGATCGCTGTTGCCGCCTTGGATAACTGTAGCTGGCATGTTGTAGCAATAACCGTCAATAAATATACCGCCTGCAAAGGTTTTAGCATTAATACTTCTACTAAATGAAGATCCGGTTTGTACATATGGCGAACGTGTAAAGATAGCACCTTCTGGATCTAGCACCATCATAAAGCCACCTTGTCGCTGTGCTGTAATATTTCTAATAATAGTGTTATCGTTACACAGGAACATATCCATTTCGTTGTTGTCTTTGGCTGGATTGTAGCCCGCATCAAACGCAAAAGATACAAAACTTACTAGAGCGCTTGCATTTGTGTTTGCATTAGTTTCGGCTGTTAAGTTAGCATTTACAACTTGACCTGTATTACCGCCAGCACCAGCGTATGCTGTTTGAGCTAGTACACTTGTAATAATAGTAGCAATATTATTGATTGCTGCTGCTGTTTCAGTTTCTTGCCCCGGAACAACATTTGCAGCATATGATTTTTGATTAATACCACTTTGTATTCTGCCGCCTTTGCGTAAATCAGATTCAATACCGTCTACAATATATCCTGTATCTCTACGACATTTTGCTTCATCGTATACTAAACTAGGATACGTTGCAACAATATAACTAATTGTTCTATCAATAATAAACTGTCTGTTTAGACTAATCAAGTCTGCTGCTTCGTTAAATTTACCTGGATTAGTTGCACCAAAATTACTAATGCTTAATGCTGTTGATGGATCAGTTAGGTAATGTCTACCATAGTAACCGTCAGTATTACCTGTAAGATCGTTTACATATGCTTCACCGCCAGTTGCAGTAACATTGCCATCTATTGTAGCATCTCTGTAAAAGAATGTGTTAGCTGATGGACTTAGACTCATGCCTGCTGCAGGACGCACTAGGACTCGTCTAAATTCGTCTCCTTTGATACTTACGTTAGCAGGTAATCTAATTGGCAGTTGTTCTTCATATGTACCTGATTCAATACGTATACTAATTTGTTGCTTTTTAACAAAGGCGCCATATTCAACTTCTTCTTCTTCAATGAAATCAATTGGTAGTAGTAGTTTAACCTCGATAGTATCATATACCGGTGTACCAACTGTATCGACACCTCTACTATATTCTTGAACAACACCAACAGCACCACTTTTCTTACCTCTAATAATTTTACCAGGAAAAATATCAATGTTTGGTTCGTCTTCAGTTGGATCGCCTGCCTGTGTTAAAAATTTATTATTACCACTACTAATATATACTTTATAATTATTACTAGCTTCAACTAATGTTGGATCAGCACTGCTACTGTCAATAGTGTTTAAAACATCATCAAATCTAGCACTTGATGCTAGATACCATTGATCGGAAGCAAACCCACCACCAAGTGCAGTTGCAATAAATCCTAGTGCAGTAGTTTTAGCAAAACTAATTGCTGCGACCGTTTCGGTATACTGCCCGCCGCCTGCTTGAGATATTGCAACTTCGCCACTAGCATTACTAAAGTAGCGCAAGCCTGCAAATCTACTTAAATAATTGTGTTTTACACTTACTGTACTTGCAAGAATATCTTTTCCAATACTGTCTAGTATTAGTCCTAAATCTCTTCTACACACCGCTTCACTATAAACAAAGGTAGGATATGTTGTTGCAATAAATGCAATAGTTTGATCAATAATTGCTTGTTTATTAGTATTGATTGCTGTTACTGTTGTAGTAGCTGCAACTGCTGGCGCTGTATAACCGTTACTTGAATAGTTTGTAATTTTACCATTTTGCAATCCGCCGCCGTCTGTAAACGTAAGAGTTTGTACGTATGGTCCAATATCAATCTCTGCTGCTTCCTGTAATCTTTCAGCTCGTAAACATGCTCCGGCAATTGTTTTGTAAGCATACTTCTCGCTACGTCCAGCCAAACCCGGAGGTGTTTCTGTTTGTAAATCATCACCGTTGATGTTTACATAAATGTTTTCACTTCTACTGTACTGCTGTGCATCAACATAATATTTTGTTGCTGCCTGTAAATCATCTGCACCTTGTGGAGTTCCTGCTCCTGCAAATGGCTGTGGATGATCATGTAATGTCAACGCACCTGTCATGGTGTCGCCTTCACGTCTTGTTACACTTTTACGTGGTAGTATTGCATCGCCAGTCCAAAATCCTGAAAGTGCTCCAACACTATCATCCCAAGTAGCATCTTTTAATGTTTGAGTACCTGTACCGCCACTTACAATAATTTGATTGGTATTATCAAGTGCATCTTGTGCAGTTGGGTGTAGAGTTACTTGATTTGCAGTACTACGTCTAACATAATATGTTCCAGCACTTGTTAATCCTGTAGCATCAGTAGCAGTTGAATTATATAGCCAAGCACTTCCTGTTACAGCTTCTGTAAAGCCATGTGAAACAATATTAGCAGCACCAGC